GTGATGGTAAATTAGCAGAATTTTCCCAGCTCTGTTCGTGCTGAGTAGCCTCTCGGCTATCTGTCTCTCTAGGAGTACGCTCTTGATCTATAGGAGAATCAGTTGAAACTTCTTCTACTTTATTTGTAACTTTATTTTCTTCTGACATTTAACTCTCCCTTAATAATTGATTTGCGTATTGCTCAGGACTTATACCAAGTTGGCGAGCTAGCTTAACTTGTGTCTGAGAAAGACGTATTTGCGTGGGTTTTTTGTTTCCGCTATCCCTCGTTGCGGATGCAACAACTGTTGAAGGTTGTCGTTTTGGAGTTCCTTCTTGAAGCATTTCTGTTTCATTAGTAGAAGTTACACCGAAAAAAGTTGGAAATTGATTACGCATAGCGTTATCTACTCCATTATAATATTCTTGTGACTTACTTGCTGGGTCTATACCTTTAGACTGTAAACTTTGATCTACATACATAGCAAAAGAAGTCATTTCTTTATGAACAGGTTCGCTACCCATAAACCAAGGATTCTTTTGTGACCATACTTGCATTTCAGGGTCTTGCTGTTGTTGTTGTACAACTGGAGCTTCTTGAGGCATGTTAGCAGAAATTTGATTCTGTACAGACTGTGCCATGCTTCCTGACTGTTGTTCAGCTAAGGTTGCTTTAGATAACAACTCTTGTGCTTTAGTCATATCGTCAGCGTTGCCTTCTTCGTAAGCTTTCTTAAATGCTTCTGTAGCATTTTGCTTTGCCCACAACGCATTGTTATGTGCTTGTTTGTTTAAAACTTCTCCGCCTTGTTCAACCATAGCTTGTAGCCTTTGGTTTTCAGACATCATTGTTTGTAATCTTTTAACGGCTTCTTGTGATTCTTTATTAGCAGCTTCTTTAGCTCTACGTTCTTCGTGGTATTCGTATTTAATTTTAGCTATACGATCACCAGCTTTTTTACTGTAATCTGTTATTTCTTGATCTACAGCTTCATCATCTACATCAGGAGTTGCATCTTCTGCTCTTTTTGGTCTGCGATCTTCTACAGGAGTGTCATCAATTATTTGAACTTCTAATCCTTCTGGAATTTCATTATTTATTTCTGTAGTTTTGCCAAAGAATTTATCTTCTTGTGTCTGAGGTACAGTTTCAGGGATATATGGTTCTTCGTTTACTATTTCAGTTTTTGATTCGCTCATGCTCTAACTACTCCTGTTGGGTCGTCAACTACTGCTTCCACAGTATCGTCATTAATTAAACGAAACTCTTGTCCATACATTTTCATTCGTGTTCCTGAATAAGCTCTAAAAACTACCCAGTCTCCAGATTTGCACCATGCTCCGCTTGGAAACCTTTTAGTATCGTTATAGCACTCTGGTCCAAGCTTTAAGACGTAACCGCAAATATTGCTTACTTCTTCGTCTTTAACTGTAGAGGATGCTTTAATGATGCCACCTTCGGTTTTTTCTTCAGCAGTAGGCATTGCAATTAAAATCTTCCAACCTTTAGGTTCAGGTAATTGACTTTTAACTTCATCATCTACTATAGGAGTTTTAACACTTTCTGGTTCTGGTATATCTATTTTTTTTTCTTTATTCATATTTGCACGACTTTAGGAGTCGAGTTCCTATTCTGATAAGTTCCTTTGGACATAATCCAAAAGTTCTCGTTCTGCAAGGGCTAAACCCTCGACAATACCAGCCATTTTTTGATACTCGGAAAAATCTTTACAAGCTCCTGTACTCATATGGTCAGCATGTTCATTCATCATACCTCGCAACTTCAGTTTCATATGTTCTGAAAGTGATAGCTGTGTGATATCATTACTCATTCTTATTGATATCTTTTCCTATATTTAAACCTATGTCAATACCTTTTTGATATTCTTCTCTTTCAGCTTTGTCTTCAAGCTGTTTATTTGCAAGCAGATCGCTAGCAGTTGCTTGTCCTATTCTAGCACCTGCAATTTCAGTTTGAGCTTTAATACGTTCTTTTTCTATCTCATCTCTAGCAGCAGCTTTTGCAGAATCTAATTGCAATCTACTTCTGTCTTCTTCTATTTTACGTTGCAGATCGCCTTCTTTAATAGCCATTTCTCTTTCTTTAGCCATTATTAATGGGTCTTTTTGCTGTTCTTGTATTCTTTCTTGCTCTGCTCTTTGCTGTGATGTTCCAAGAACTCTTTGAGCTGCTTCTGCAACTAGACTAGAAATACGTTTTTCTACGTCTGCTGGTAATACTTCTCCTTCTGGAGGTAACTCAACTCCCATTTCAACTTCTACTTCTTTTCTATACTTCATGGTTAAGTGTTCATTAACATAAGCTGAAGCTGCTGCAAGAATAGATGGTGCTGCAGGACTTTGTTCTACAGTTCTCATAATTTCTGGATTCTGTTGAGCAGAAGCTACTACGGCAATGTGTGCTTCATGGTCTTGTTCTATAAACGCTTTGACAGGTTTGCCATTGATTAAATTTTGTACAGCAGTAACTGGATCAACTGGTTTAACATCATCTGTGTCAGGAATAATGTCTTGTACATCTTCTATTCCTAGTACGTTTAACATCTGTCTGTGCAATTCAGGAAGGTTATACATCTCAGGAGATGACTGTGCCAATTGCATAGCAGCTTGATATTGCATAATTCTTTGAGCCATTGTTGCTGCATTGGGGTCTGATACAGGCAATACGTCTATTCTTCTATCAAAGTCTTCTGTTTTAATAAACTCTTCTTCATCTGTTTCATATGGGTAAGAAGGTTCTGTAAAATCTTTTACAATTCCTACCAATATATCAAATTCTTTTCTCATGGATGCGTGAAGCCTTGCTTGTACGGCACTCATTACTTTTTGATTTCTTTCCAGTAAAGCTAGTGTAGTTCCTACTGGTGCTTGGCTATTCATGTCAGATACTTTCATATCCGAGATGCTAGCAAAACGCCTACCTTCTTCTACTATGTTTTGTAACAATTGGTATAAAGTTCCTGATGGTTCTTTGTATGGCAAGAAAGTAATGTTGTCTCTAATTGCTCCACCTGGAACATCAACATCTCTAAACTCTCCAGGCATGATTGGGGTATCATCGCCTTTTATACGCAAGCCTCGTGCTTTTAAACCACCAGGAAGGTTAGATAAAGTACCAGCATCTACTAATTGTCTTAGTATAGATGTAGCTGATTTTGCTAATCCACCTACCATGTGTATTAATCCAAAGCCATAAAATCCTAATCCTGGAAGGTATTGGTAGTGTACAAAGTGCATCCTTCTTAACTTTTTAGGATCATCTTCGTAATAGTTCCTACGAATACTTAATATAATTCCACTTGGAAAATCAATCGTTACAACATAAGGTATAGCTATACCTGTAGTTTCACCTGATTCATCAGTATCTTCATACCCTTCTAGGTCTAAATCTACTTGCATTTCTAATACAGTATGACTTTTATCATAGTTGTAAGTATCAGACTCACCCGTTATATCATTGTATTTTTTTGTAATATCAGAAGTGCTTTGTGATCCATCTGGTATATCTATGTCTCTATAGAAGCCATTGACTTGCATTTTTCTAATAATGTTAGAAGACTTACGCATTACATGAGTAGCACGTTCACAAGTCTCTAAATCGCTAGCACCATAGTTAACCACTAGGTCTTCTGCTGGTACAAATATAGAACTGGGTCTGTCTAAGCTAGCATCAAAATAAACTTTACGAAAAGCAGAACCTGCCAAAGGTAAAGAAAATAACATCTTTTCTGTTTCTGTTCTGTACTCTGACATCTCATGTGTCAGTAAGTAGTTTAAATAATCTTCTACTCTTTGGGATTGTTTTTCTTTTTCTTCTGTTACTTTACCAACTATCTTAGTTCTAACTGGTCCAGCAGCAGGAAACATTTCTGTAATTGATTGCGATTGAAAACGTATTACAGCCTCACTTAACATAGGATGAAATACGCCACATGCACCTGCCCAAGGTTGTGTTCTTTCTTCAATCTTTAAACCCAATTGGTCTAAGCCTTTAGTGTAAGTTTCTTCCCAATCAGATCGAGATTCTCTGTCTGCGTTGTAAGAACTTATCAATTCTCCACCAAGTTCTTGTAATACTTTATCATCTACAAATTCTGCAAGATTAGAATCAAAGTCTTCATCACCTGTTTCTTTAGAATTAGGTTCAAAGTCAATAATCATGCCACCATCTTCGGTGTCTATTGCAACTGATTCAGGGTCTTCTATTTGTATAGTTAACTCTTCTTCAGGTTCTTGTTCTATCAATCCGTCTATAGGTGTAGCTGGTTGTCTTTCTATTGCCATTTAAATATCCTAATAATAATTTGCAGTTCGGTTGTGTTCTAAAGGTTCATCTTCCTCATCTGAATGCAAAGGAATAAAACCACCTTGCCTGAATCTTAACAGAGCTTGCGTAGTGCTATCAACTAAATCGTCATGTTCCATATTAGGGAATCCTGCGAATTCTTCAATAACTTCTTCTGCCCATCTGGTTGAAGGAGCATGTACTACCCCTGAAGCAAACAGATCAGATACTGCATTTACTCTTGATATCTTGTCGTTACCTCTACTTGGTGTGTATTCTTGTACAGGAATTCCTATTGCCCTTAACTCAAAGATTAAAGGTAAGCCAGCAGCTTTAGCCTCTACAATGAACGCATCAGGCTTATACTCGTTGTACTTCTCAAAAGCTTTTCTCTTTAGCTCAGGGAACTCTAAACGCTCTTTATAGGCATCTAGAAGTATAAGATTGGGAGCCATCATTCCATCGTCATCTTCTTCGTAGAAAACTCCCCATGTTGTACATGCAGAGTAATCAGCTCTTTGATTCTTCATAAAAGCCGTGTCCCAAGATTGGATAACAAATTCACAATCGGGTGGCTCTCTGCCTTCCCATGTTTTCCACCACTCTCTTTTAACAATCGCTCCTTCTTCTGAAGTAGGGTCTTGTTGATACTGAGCCATCCATTTACTGTTGGGTAGCTCTGCTTTCAAAGCTTGTAATTCTTCCATCTTCCAGAACTCAGCCCATAAAGGGTTACCAGAAGGCATGA